GCACCTGTATGCCGACACCCTGGCGGCCGCTGTGGGCCAAATTGGCCGCAAGCGGGCCTGACTTGGGAGGATTTCCCCACAGTCTGGCGGAAAGGGAGGGATTCGAACCCTCGGTACTGGAGAACCAGTACGCCGGATTTCGAATCCTATGCGCCACCCGCGCTACGAGGTAAGCGCCCTGGGGAAATAGGCGCAAAACAGGCGTTTGAAGGGGGTAGTTGGGCAGAAATCCCCACAGTCGGGGCTCATTGAGTGAGCCACTGATACGCCCTCTGACAAGCCGCCCCGGCGGTGCCCCTTGCATCCGCTACCGCAGCAAGCTCTCGACCAGCTTCCTCCAGCCGTCCGAGCACGTCGGCAAGCACAGCGGCGGGGCTGGGGGTTGGTGGGCTGCTGGGGGTAGGGGCGGGATCTGCGGGGGTGGGGGCGGGGCAGGCGGCAGTGGCGGCGAGCTCGTCGGCGCGGTGGCGCAGGCCGTCACCAGCAATGCGGCCAGCAGTGCGGGCAGCGTCCAGGGCGCGGGCTTGGGTTTGGGCGTCACGGGCAATCTCCTGGTGCTTGTTGATCCATGCTTGCTCGATGCTGCGGTAGGCGGCGGCTGCGCTGGCGCTGGCGGCCACGGCCTGGGCGCGGTCTTCGGCGGCCTGGCGGTGCTGGGCCTGGATCTCGGTGCGCAGATCTGCGGCGGTGAGCTGCGCGCGCTGCAGGCGCCAGGTTTGCACGCCGGCCAGGGCCAGCGACACCAGGATGCAACCGAGCAGGGCGCGGGTCACGGACGGCCTTCGCACATGGCGCGCTCGGCGGCGCGGCGCTTGGGCAGGCCGCCGCAGCGGTGGGCGGGGTCGCGGCAGTCTTTGCCCTGGAAGTAGACCCAGCGGTCGAATTCGGCGCAGGCTTGGGCGTGCTGGCCGGCGTTGTGCAGGCGCACCATGGTGCTGCGGCACACGGCATCGGCGCCCACGTTGTAGGCCAGGCTGACCAGGCTGTCGAACTCGCCCTGTGTCAGCGGCGCGGTGACGCAGCGGTGCAGCGCGCCCTCGCCTTTGCGCACTTCGCGCAGGGTGAGGGCCAGGGCCGCGGGTGGGCGGATGGTGTCGCCGATCTGGACGGGCGAGCCGTCAGGCCGCCAGGTGCTGCCGAAGCCGTAGGTGGGGCGGTCAGTGGGCAGCGGGCGGACGGCCTGGTCGGTGTAGCCCTCGTCCTGCGTCAGCGCCACCAGGCCGGCGGCGCTGAGGGTGAGGGCTGCGGCCAGGAGGCGCAGGGGTTTCATGGGAACCGCGCTGCGGACCGATGCTCACTGGCTTACGCTGCCGACGGCACACCGGCCGCGGTGGTCGGGTTCTTTTGCGCATTGATCTGCGCTTCAGCTTGCGCCTTGACCTTCATGAACACAGGGTACGCGGCGTCCAGCGGCAGCTTGCCCAAACCAGCGAGCAGTACGTTCATGTCGTTGACAGACAGATCGGTAAGGGTGATCTTGGGTTCGCTCATTTGTCTTCTGCCTTTCGGGCTTGTTCCTCCAGCGGGTTGTTTCGATAGCCGTGGCGGAGGGTGAACCACAGATACCGTGCGTAGAACCCGATCACACCGTGCTCTTCAATCTGCCGTGCGTGTTCGCGTTCATGCTTGATGAGCCGTTCGTCTTGCCACCGCTCAGGCAAGATGTAGATTCCCCACGGGAGCGTCACTCCCGCGAAGCCCGTGCGGCGCACGGTCCAGCCAATCAGGCCGCTTGCGGGGCGGATGACCATGGCAGCGGCAATTGCACGACGGGCGGGTTGATCTGATTTGCGATCAGCGACTGCACCGCAGCCTCAGTTGCGTCCTTGTTCACGCCGTTGTCCCAGCACCAGCCCAGCACCATGTCTTGCGTCAGGTCTGCATAGGGTGTGAAAGAGCCCTCGGGCGCGGGGAATGAACAGGTGCCATACACCGTAGAGGCGTAGTCGCCGTCAGCGCCGTTGCAGCGCCAGCCAGCAGTGACAACTACGTCGGTGTTGTCGCCCTCAGTGGGCTTGCACTGCATCCATTCGATGATCCAAGTGAAGGTAGTCATGGTTGTCCATTCAGGGGTTAGGGCCCAGCGTCACGCCAAGCGCCGCCAGAGTAGAAGTACAGCTTGTTGTTCGTGGTGTTGACCACAATAGGTGCCATGCCCGTGATAGCCGTGGGCACGCCGGTCGGAGTTCCCGCACAAGTGGGAACGTAGAGGAAGCCGTCTGTAGCGGTGGTAGCGAGTGCTGCTTGATTCCCGGCGACAAAGTTGCCGGTGGAAGTGATGCGGGCGCGTTCGGTGGGTGCAGACCCCGGACCTGTTCCCGTGAGCTTGGTGTAGAACAGCAGGTCGGTGGCTGCCGTGGACCCTGTAAAGTTTTCAGCCGCAACAGCCTCAATCATCGCCTCGGCAGCGGCGTTTGTATTCGCACTATCAGAGCCCTTCCACGCAAAAGTGCCAAGGCTCTGCCCGCTTGTTGGGAGCGTGCCTGCATTGCGGATTAGCTGAACACCACCGCCTTGACCACCTGTAAGGATGTTCTGATTAGCGAGCGCACTTGAAATTGCCCCGAGGTACAAACGTCCACCAGCATCCAACGTCAACACCGACGCCGGGGCGCTACCACTAAACTGCACTGCATCCGTGCTTCCAGCAGTGCCTGCTCCCTTGACTCGGAAGGTGCCGTCGGAGGAGACGCGGGCGCGTTCGCCAAGAGTACCGTTTGCAGCCGTGCTAAAAACAATAACGCCGTCGTCGGTTCCCACGCCAGATGACGTGACCGTCATATCAATGGCGGCCAAATTGCCAATTGCGTTTTGGCTGAGAATCCTCGAACCGCCGTCGGAAGAGTTATACAGGGCCAGCCCTGTGAAATAGCTTGGCGACGATGTGGCCCCAACATTACCGGAACTTGTTATGGTCCCAAATGCAGCTGCTGTTCCGACGGACAACTTCCCACTCGCATCCAAGCCGAGGTTGCCTGAAAGCGTGGTCAAGCCGAGGTTGCCTGAAAGCGTGCCGCCGGTGAGCTGCAGATAGGCGCCTGCGGGCAAGTAGCTTACGACCCAGGCCGCGCCGTTCCAGACCCTCATTTCGTTGGCGCTGGTGTTCCAGTACAGCGCGCCGGTGAGCAGCGCGTTGCCGTCGTTGTCCACCGATGGGTCGGAGGCCTTGCTGCCCAGGTAGCGGTCATCGAATGCGTCATAGCTGGCGGCCGCACTGGTGGCGCTGTTTGCAGCAGCCGTGGCCGAACCGGCCGCGGCGGTGGCACTGGCGGCGGCGTTGCTCGCACTGGTGGCCGCATTGCCGGCCGATGTGCCGGCTGCGGTGGCGCTGTCGGCTGAGTCCACCGCGTTGTTGTACGTGGTAGAGCCAAGCGCGTTTGTCTGCGTGCCAAAGGTGCCCAGGGCACCTAGAAACGCATCAGCGCGCGTTGCAAAGTTGGCCGGGTCTGCCCGGCTGGGCGCGGTGGGCAGTGAGGTGATGGGGGTGGGTGAGGTGGGCATGGTCAGACCAGTCCTTCAATTTCGAGGCTGCAGTAGCTCTTGAGCTGATAGGCGATGTCGATGTTGAAATCGCGGAAAAAGCCGTACACGGTTAGCGGTCGGAACAGTTGATCCGTGGGCACGCCCACCCACACGGCCGGCTTGGCGCGCACGCGGCTCAGCACCTGCTGCACGCGGGCCACCTGCACGGTGTCCAGCATCAGGCGCACGTTCATGCGCTTGCTGAAAGCGCGCTCCACGAACGTGGTGGTGCCGAACTCGTCTGTTTCCTTGCGGGAAAAATCCACGATGCCCAGGCTGGCGCCGTATTCGGCGTCTCCCAGCTCGTACTGGTTGCCGAAGACCAGTTGCCCGATAGCCACGGTGCCTGAGCCGGATACGCTGACCGTCATGCGGGCGCTGGCGTAGGGTGGCAGATCGGTCAGCACCACTTCTTCCACCTGCACGTAGGGCTCGAAGAAGTATTGATACCAGTCGAAGATGAACGTGCCGTCCAGGTTGACGGTGCGGCTGTAGACGGTGGGGCCACCCGCGCCGTCTGTCACCGTGATGGTGGCCTGGGTGCCCACCAGGCCGAAGAGCGCCATGGCGTTGGCCAGGCCGGTGGTCAGCACCACGGTGAGCGGGGTGCTGCGCGTGGTGGCCGTGGACACCTGGTCATCGAACATCGCGTGCGTGTTGTCCGGCCCGATGAGCACCCATTGCGTGGGGCTGATGTCAGGCTGGTTGCCGGTGTTGCTGTTGACCAGGCTTTGGTAGATGTGCGTGCCGTAATCGACAAAGGCGTCTTTGGCGTAGGTGGTGCCCACGGCCCAGGCGCTGTACGCCTCAGTGGCATTGCTGCTGACCAGGTGCGTGGCGGCCACGAAGGGCGTGGGGGCGATGAGCTTCATGTGGCGGCTACCGTCTGCAGGCTGGTGCCATCAGGCGTCACGCGGTCCAGGATGCGCGCGGTCTTGTTGGTGGCCACGGCGGTGGAGCGGGCTTCGGCGCGCAGGCCTTCCATTTCGGCGCGCAGGGCGCGGATCTCGGCCACCAGCGCTTCTTCGCGCCGGGCGTTGTCGCTGAACATGCGCACGCCCAGGCTGCCATCGGCCGATCGGCCCAGCGGCATGATGGCCTCGGGCCCGGCTTCGCCCATCAGGCCCATGGGGAAGGCTGTGGGTGATGTGACCAGGCCGTTGGTGAACACGCCGCCCAGGGCGAAGCCGGCGGCTCTTTTCAGGGCCGCCCAGTCGCTGTCTGTCTGTGGGCCAAAAAGCGTTTCGGCGATCCTCCTGATTTCGGCGTCGGTATATAGCTCACGGAAGCCGGAATAGAAGGTGGCCTTCTGCCTCAAAGACGCGGTGTCCGGCATCAATGCCAGCGTCGTCTTGGCCAGCAGCGTGTTGGTGCGCGTGATGTTGTCAAAGATGCTGCGCAGGGCGTTTGACGGATCAAATGTCACGGTTCCTTGCAGCGTCACGGTGCTGTTGGTGGCCGTTGAGTTGGACAACAGGCCCAGCAGGTTTTTCTGGTCTTGCGTCAGTTGGCCGGTGTCCACCAATGCCTGCACGGTTTTTGTGACTGTTTCAGCCTGCTGGGCCAGCAGTTGCTTTTGCTCTGACGACAGGGTGCCGGTGGCGACGGCTGCAGTGATCGTTTTGGTGACCGTTTCGTCCACCAACTGCAGCGCCTTTTGCTGGTCGCTGGTCAATTCCTTCGAGAACGCGGCCGCCATCACCACCGAGCGCAGCGCGCTGGTGTTTGCTTGCAACAGCAGCGCTTTCTCCTGCTCACTCAAGGCCGAGTCCACCACCGCCGTGATGGTGGCGGTGTAGGTCTTGCCCTTGTCTGCAATCAACGCCTTGATCTCGTCAGGCAGCACGCTTTCGGCCACGGCCTTCAGTTGCACTTCCAGCTCGGCCTTGGCCGCAATGCCTGACAGGCTCTTGACTTCGGTGACGGTATTGGACGTGTTGAGCTCGATGTTAGCCAGCACCTGAGCAGCGGCGGCTTGGTCGGCCAGGGCTTTTGTCAGCGCATCGCCGGCCGCCTTGAACTGGACCAGCAGGTCCTCGACCTGGCGCGTCAGCGGCGCGCCGATGGCGTTGGCCACGCTCAGCGCGTCGGCCAGTGCGGTTTGTGCGGCGGCCAGTTCCTGGGTGGCCACCAGCATGGGGTCAGCCTGGGTGGCGGCGGGCACCACGGTGGCGGCGGCCACCGCTGCCACTTCGGCCACGCTGGAGAGAATGCGGGCGCGCTCGGTGGCGGCCTCGGCGGCCGTGCGGGCGTTGGATCGGGCCAGGTCGATGGCGGCGCGGGCGGCATCGGGCAGGCCGCGCATGGCCTCACTGTCACCGCCCAGCGCTTTGCGCAGGATGCCGGCAAAGGCGGCATCTGGGGCGGTGAACTCGCCGGCCACGAACTCTTGCAGGCTGGCGCCCAGTTCGCGCAGGCTGAGCGCGGCGCTGCGGGCTTGATCGGCCAGTTGAGATGTGATGTCCGCGATGCGGCCCTGCGCGGCAGCCACGCGGTCTTGTGCGCTCAGGTAGGCATTTGTGCCGGCGGCGCGCACGGCGTCCACGCCAGACTGTGCGCTTAGCACGGCAGCGCGGGCGCGTTCCAGGGTGCCACGCGCGGTTTCGACGGCGGCCGCGTAGTCGCGCTGCGCCTGGGCGGCTTGCGCGGCGGCTGCTTGGCTGTCTTGCAAGGCTTTGATTTGATCGAACAGCGCCTGGTTGCTCTCGTCCAGCGCGCCGCGCTCCAGGGCGCGGATGGCGGCGGTGTTGCCCTGCAGTTGCAGCAGTTGGCGCTCCAGGCCCAGGCGCTCCTGGCCGATGCGCTGGGCCTCGGCCTGGGCGGCGCGGGCGGCCTCCTGGGCTGCGGCTGCGGCCGTGCGGGTGGCTTCGGCGGCTGCGGCTTCGGCGGCCTGGCTGTCTTGCAGGGCGGTGATGCGGTCGAACAGCGCCCGGTTGCTTTCGTCCAGCGCGGCGCGCTCCAGGGCGCGGATGGTGGCGGTGTCGCCCTGAAGCTGCAGCAGCTGCCGCTCCAGGCCCAGGCGCTCTTGGCCGATGCGCTGGGTTTCAGCGGCGGCGGCGCGGGCGGCCTCTTCGGCTGCGGCTGCTGCCGTGCGCGTGGCTTCGGCTGCTGCGGCTTCGGCGGCCTGGCTGTCTTGCAGCGCGGTGATGCGGTCGAACAGCGCCCGGTTGCTCTCGTCCAGCGCGGCGCGGTCCAGGGCCCGAAGGGCTGCGGTGTCGCCCTGGAGCTGCAGCAGTTGGCGCTCCAGGCCCTGGCGCTCGCGCAGGATGTCGGCGGCGCTGCGCAGGGCTTCGGTGACTTGGTCGCTGGCCTCGGCCAGGTCTTCCACCACCGGGGTGATGCCGGCGAAGGTGCCGCTGAGCTGCACCAGCACGGCGAAGTTCTTGCGCCCGGCTTCGGTGTTCAGGTCTTGCGCTTCTACCAGTTGGCGATACGCATCGCGCGTGGTGGGCAGGGCCAGGCCCAGGCCGCCCAGGGCTTCGGTGAGCTGGGCGGTGGTCTTGGCGGTGCGCTCGGCTTCGGTGAAAAACTCGGCGTAGTAGGCAGCGCTGGCCTGGGTGAAGTTCTCCAGGCCGCCGAAGGCATCGGCCAGTTGGCTGGCCAGGTCGGCGCCGGCCAGGCTGGTGGCGTACAGGTTCAGGCCCAGCAGTTCGAGCGCCGGGTTGATGGTGCTCAGGCTGGTGGCCAGGCGCGTCAGGGTCTGTACGTTGGTTTCGCCGGCACGGGCGTAGCTGGTGCCTGTGGCCTCAATGGTGCGGGTGACTTCGCTTACCTGGTCGATGAATCCCCTGAACGTGCTGCCGGATTCCGTTTGCTCCCAGTCTTCGATGCGCGTGGTGAGGGTTTCCGTGACGGTGCGGCTGGCGCCCAGCACGAAGGCGGCCAGGTCTTCGTTCGCGGCGGCCAGCGCTTCTTCCACCTTCTTGGCGGCCTGCTCGGGCGTGAGGCCATCGAGCTTGATGCCGCGCGTGCCGATGTCGTTTTGCGTGATGTCGGTGCCGAGTGTGGTGGTGAAGCTCTTGACGGCGGTGCTGCTCAGGCCCAGGGCCTCGGCCATGCTGGCGGCGTTGGTGCGCAGGGCGTTGAAGGCGCTCTGGATGGCGGCGCTTTCGGTGCTGGTCTGGCGGTTGACCATCGAATACTCGGGCCCGCTGAACAGCGTGCCGCCGCGGCGCTGCAGGTCATAGCTCTGGATGTCGCCCATGCCCAGGGTGCCCGTGAGGCCACCGCCGACGATGCTGCGGCTGCGGAAGACGCCCAGCGCGTTGGCCACGGCCAGGGCGGCGGCCACGTAGGGAATGGCGGCGGCCGCCGAAGCGCCCGCGCCCATGGCGCCGCTGGCGCCGACGGTGGTGGGCCCCATCAGGCCCGGGGCCAGGGTGGCGCCTTTCATGCCGGCCGAGAAGGCCGTCAGCGCGCTGCTGCCAAACATGGTGCCGGCCGTGCCCATGACGTTGCCGATGCTGCTGGCCACGCTGCCGGTGATGACGCTGCCCAGCGTGGCCAGGCTGTTGATGCTGCCCAGGGTGCTGAGCGCGCCGCCCCCACCGCCGCCGAGGCTGCCGACGATCGGGTTGACCGCGGCCTGGATGATGGGCCGCAGCACCATGCTGCGGAACAGGCCCTTGATGTATTCCCAGGCGCTCTTGCCGCCTTGCATCAGGGCGTCCGTCAGGCTTTGGCCGATCTGGTCGCTGGTGCGGCGCCACTCTTGCTCGATGGTCTTGGTCTGCTCGATGCTGGCGCGCACGGTTTCGCGGTTGAGCACGGCTTCGCGGATCTTCTTGGCGTACTCGTCATAGGCATAGGTGCCTTTTTCCAGGCCTGCACGCTCCAGCTCCAGCAGTGCGGCGCTTGTCTCGCGCTCGATGTTGCTCATCTGCAGCGCTTCGGTTTCGCGGTTGATAGCGTCCACCAGGTCTTTGGCCTTGCCCAGGTTGGCGTCGATGGCCTGTTCGCTGGCCTCATACGCCTCCACGGCTTTCATGCTGCGGGTGGCGGCCAGCTCCAGCTCGGCTTTGGCGCTGCGCTTGAGTTGCTCTTCCAGCTCGGCCTCAGCCTTGTCATAGGCCACGATGTTGGCCAGTTGCCGCTTGGCCAAGATGTCAAGCTCGGTCTGCCGGTCTTTCGCGGCCTTGAGGGCCGATTCATCCGCAGTCTTGCGGCGGGCTTCTTCGCCGGCGATGTCGATGACGGAGCGCCGGCCGCCTGGCACAAAGCCGCGGTCTTCGCGGGCGCGGGCTGCATCGGCGGCGCGTGCGGTTTCTTGCACGCCCAGGATACGGGCCTGCAGGGCGTCGAGTTCTTTTCGGGCCTGAATGGAGTCTTCGATGAGGCCTTTGCGGATGAAGCTGAAGCCGGCGAAGTCGCCCTTGGCCAGCGCTGCGATCTGCGCGGCCATGCCGCCCAGGTCGCGGCCAACACCCTTGAACACGAAGGCGACATCGGTGGCCAGCACAGCCAGCGCCTGAAGCACCACCCTCAGCCCGGTGCCAAAGAACTTGGCCAGGGTGTCGCCTGCGGCATTGGTGCGGTTGAACTCGGCTGCGATGGCCGACAAGGTGGGCAGCAGTTCCTGCGTGATGACGCGCGCTGCATCGCCGGCATTGGCCTGGAAGGCAAACAGTTGCTTGTTGAACTTGTCCGCCTGTGCCGCCTGCTCTGCCGTGACGCTGGCGTTGAGCTCGCCAGCCTCTGCCAGGTCATTCAGGAACGGTGCAGCTTCGCGCACGCTCTTGCCGAAAAGCTCCTGGGTGATGCGTGCCTTGTTGGCGTCGTTCTCAAAGCCGGCCAGGGCCACGGCCGTCTGGCGCAGGGCCTCTGCCGGGTCCAGCTGGCGCAGCTTGGCGGCGCTCAGGCCGATCGCTTCGAGGGCGATGCTGGCGCCGTTCTTGCCGTCCGCTTCTTTGAGCTGGGCGTTGAACTTGACCAGCATGCCGCCCACCTGGTCAAGGCTGGCGCCGTTGCGGCGGGCCACCTGGTCGAGCTTGCTGATTTCCTCGATGCTGGCGCCGGTGGCGTCTGCCAAGTCGTTCATGGCGTCCACGGCGTTGACCGTCTGCCGCACGAAGGCCACCAGGCCGCCCACGGTGAGGGCGCCGGCCAGCGTGGGGGCCAGGGTGGAGAGCGCGTTGCGCACGGTGTCCACCTGGCCGCTGAGCTGGCCCATGCTGACGCCCACGCGCTGCAGGCCGCTGGTGACGGATTCCGCGCCCTGCAGGCCGATCTTGATGCCGATTTCGCTGGTGGCCATGCGCTTACCTTAGCGGGCTGACGCGCGCAGCGGGGGGCTGGGCGGCTTGCTGTTCGTCGCGCTCGCGCTCGCGCTTTTCGGCCCACACTTCCAGCGTGGCGCGCTCTGCGGCCTGGATGCCGCGCCAGATGTCGGGGCGGGCTTCGCGCTCGATGTCGGGCTGCTCGTCCAGGTGGGCGCGCACGCCGGCGTAGTCCAGCCCCGTGGCGCCTGCCATGCCGGTGCGCCATTGCGTCTGCACGCCCTGCCAGCAGGCCCAGGCTTGCACGTTGTCAGGCCAGAGGTAGGCGCTGCGCTCGGGTGGGGCTTCGGGCTCCAGCGTGCCCAGGCCTGCCAGGGCCTGAGCCCAGGCGCTGCCGGGTGGGGGTGCGCTGGATGTTGCATCGCGGCTGTGGTGTTCGGCCAGTTCCCGGGCGAGCGCGGCTAGTTTTTTTCCTTGGCGCCCACCTCGGCCAGGTAGGTGCGGAAGGCGACGAGGGAGACGCCAGGGATCTTGCAGAGCTGGCGCCAGGCGGCCTCAGTGAACTGCATCGGCTGGTCTTCTGCGTCACGCACGCCCTGCCAGTCTTCAATGACTTCGAGCATGAAGTCGGCCACGCTGGTTTCGCTGTTGTCGGCCAGCTTGGTCTTGATCTGGTCTGCGTCCAGGCGGCGGCAGGTGAGGGAGAAGTCAAACGGCTGGTCTGTGCCGGCCTCGTCTTTGATGGTGCCGCGCACCTTGAACTTGACGAGGTTGGAGACGACTATCTTGATGCCCATGTGAATGCCCGATTGATGGTGCCCGAGGTTGGAAGGGAGCGCGGCGTGGCACGTTCGGGGCCGACGTGCCGACCGGTGCGGGATACGCACCGGCCTGCCGCGCTGAAAGGTTCAGGCGGGGCCGCGGCGGGCCCCTGCGGCATCAGCTGTAGCTGATGGCCCGGCCCAGCACCGTGATGGCGGCGTTCACCTGGTTGGCCTGGTTGCGGGCCAGCGTGGGCGCTTCAGCCACGCTCATGTAGCCGTGGCCGTACATCGTGCCGCCGCCGCCCAGCACCAGCTTGAAGCTCACCTTGCTCAGCGTGCGGCTGATGTCCAGCATGGTCTGGTACGTGGCGTTGGACGGGTCATGGCCCAGGGTCAGCGTCATGCTCAGGGCGTTGAAGCCAGTGGGCACGTTGATGTCGTTGCGCTTGGCCAGGGGCGACACCGTGGTGAAGCGTGCATCGCCACCGCTGGTGGAGATGTTCAGCACCTGCGGCACCGCCGACCAGGCAGACAGCTTCTGCGTGGTGCCCGTGCCGCTGCCGGCCGGGACGAAGCTGGTGT